GCGTGAGTAACTGTAATTTCAGTTCCTGTACTTATTCCTGCAGTTGCAGTACCTTGGAATGTAAGTGTTTTAGTTCCAGTATTGATTGCAGTAACAGTTGTAATACCACTCGCAGAGAAACTTGCATGTATAAGAGTATCATTTACTGCGATACCTGTCACTTGATCAACAACGACTGCAGAAGCACCAGATGCCATTGTTGTCATAACAGTTCTTGTGCTGGTAGTATCACCAACCATCATGATTGCGTCATTAACAGTTGTTTGAGTTGAGTTAACTGTTGTAGTTGTACCATCAACCTGTAAGTTACCTTTAATGATAACATCACCTTCATTACTCAAACCATCTGGATAAGGGTCAATGAATATCTTATTACCTTGTCCCGATAATGATGCAATAATATTGTTTTCAATTCTAATATTACCAAGTGTGCTATTACCACCAGAAACCGCTAAATTACCTCCAATATTAACATTCTTTTCAACACCAAGACCACCCTCAGTAATAATTGAACCAGTGTCTTTACTTGTTGATTGAGTTGCAATATTGAATCTTACATCTGCACCAGTAAATGTAAGTTGGTCTGTGCCATTCTCATCATATTCAATTTTTGAATCAGCAGTTGCTGTTCCATCTGCTCCACCACCAAAACCCAAGAATGTATCGTCAGGTATCATTACCTCACCAGATCCATTTGGATTAAAAATTACATCACCATCAGTATTTGTTGATGAAAGGGTATTAGCGTCTAAAGTTAAATTATCTACATTCCAAACATCTATTTTTCTACTACTATCAAGTATTGCTACAATACCACCATCACTATTTCTTGAGTTTGTTACACCATTCAAAGCACCAGGTGTGTGCTCCATCATAGATGTATAGTAATGTCCTGCGACAGGATTGACGTTTGTACCGTCATCTCCTAAAAATATTCTATCTTTGTATTGATTTGTACCACCATACTGACCCACACCAGTCACATATGCCATTTCACCCCAATTCAGACTGCTTGGTTTCGCAGTTCCAGAGGAGCGTTTGATTCTAATAATACTAGCCACTTAAAAATTTCCTCCGTTGATGTCTAAGTTCTGTGTTGCACCTGGAGTCAACTCCAATGTTGCGTCAAATTTTTTTGTCAAAGCATTATAAACTAGCACCATCCCATTTTGCGGATTTACTACATTAACGTCACTTAATTCTGATAATGATAGAGTTGCAGCACCTGCAAGTGAAGAAATCACTTTTGTTGCATTTTGTTGTCCAACTCTGACTTTGATATCTGCCATCTAGGTTAGCGTGTTCAGATCTAAAAAGTATTTATATTTACTATGATGTTATCTTTGAAGCAAGGTCATGTAACATAGATTTCAGAGTCTCTATTTCTGATTTCATAGTATCTAATTCAGCTTGTTTATCCGAATTAATTCTACGAGTGTTCATATAGTCTTGGTATCCTACTTCATCTCTACTAATTATAGCATTAGTATTTTCATCACGGAATAAATTTTTGTGTCCTTCTACTCTTATCATTATGCTAAAGCTAATATTCTTAAATCTCTTAATCTAACTGGAGTACATTCATTCGTTGATATCATTACAATTTTTATAGTAAATCCAGTAAACTGTTGTAAATCATCGGCAGTAAATTGATAATCATTAAATTCATCAAAACCACTAGAGATAACACGAGCATCTGGTCTACCATCATTATTTGCTTCATCAATTACTTGATCACCGAATCCATCTCCATCAGAATCAATTAAATTTTTAAAGCCTGGAAATGCTCTATATGTTAATGATACTTCAGAAGAGTCTGCACAGTATAATCTATAGAATACTCTAAAGTCTGCTTCTGGTGCAACATTGGCACCAACAATAACTTTTAATGAAGTTGCAGGTTGCTCTAAATCAACTCTTTCAGATACAAATACTGAACCATGAGGATCATTAAATATTCGATTTGTACGTGAATCAGTTGCATAATTATCTAATCCAACAGGATTGTTAATTTTATTTCTTCCAAATATAAATGTCGCATTTTTTAAATCTACAACTGGTGATAAATTTTCATCTCCACTTACTAAATCTAAATCAACATAAAATGATTTTTGTTTAGGAAGATCTGTTAATTTATCTTCATTTACTGTTGATGCAATCAATCTTGGAGTTTCAAAGAATTTAAACGAGTTAAGTGATACTGCTTCAACTCCTTGATCTATGAATGATACTTCAGAACCACCTGCACTTGTTCCACTAATCGTTCTTACTGTAGCACTTAAATCTGTGATATTTCCTGGTGTTAGGAAATTAATTTGAGGTTCAAGGGAACTAAACTGATGATTTTGTGAAATTTTTGTATTATTTCCACCTAATGCTTTTTCATCTCTGAAACACAATAGTGAATTTCCAGTCCTTTGATTCAAAGGATCTAAAGCAGTACGATTGACTTCAAGGTAATAACCATCAATATCTGAATTATCTTTAAGTGTTGTATTAGTTGGAATAGTATGAATAGTATTGATTCCTACCAATGATACACCAGCAGCTTCGTATGTTTGAATACTTGCACCTTCAGGATGAGGTAGTGCAACTGTATTTAAAACACCCCTAGTAAGTGTAAGTTGTCCTGTACCAACAACGTAAGATACAATTTCTTCTTCAATTAATGCTTCACCTCTATCAGTCGAGATACCAGAGAATGATGAGAAAGGTACTGTATTGCCAAGTGAAACTGTTGTACTCTCTGCAGTCAATGTTGAAGTTGAAGGAACTATAAGTGTGTCTGGTTTAACATTTTCTATTTCTATCTTGTTATTTGCTCCATGATGTGCGTGATTGTACTGTGTAACCTCAAATACGTTACCTGCATACAAATCACCATTTACAACTGAATCTCCATTTACAGCAACGTTAGTGATAACTGCTCTTGTATCATTACCAGCACCATATTGTACTAATGATTCGTTATTTGTAAACTTCTCTCCCTGAACATCAGTTAGATAAAGAGTATCGAATGTTGAATTAATTGTTTCAACAGATCCTTTAAATCCAGCACCTCTAATAACTTGAGCATTAGAGTTATCAAAAGTGAATACATCACCGACTTGATAACCTGTACCACCATTATTAATTGCTATACCAGTAACAACTTCACCAGAAAGTGTTACGTTTACTGTCAATCCAGTTCCACTACCAGTTAAAGCGACTGTAGGAACTGCAGTTGTACTAGAGAATGAGTATCCTTTTCCACCTGTTGCAATACCTTCTGCAGTAACAGGTGCTCCCTGACCCTCAATAATACCTGTTACACTTTGATCTTCTGAATCACCAGCAGCACCTGTGCTTACTTTTCTACCAATTGGTAAATTAGAATTTGTTCTTGTACCACCACCATCAATTGTTACCTTTAACTTTCTAGGTAATGAACGAATAGGGTTGTCAATTAATAATTGTGTATTTGCATTTCCTGGTTCAATTGGTGTATTGTACATTCTAACATTACCTTCTTCAACAAATTGTGCTTTACGAAGTTTGAATGCTAAGTCTTGATTCTGAGATGCTGTCCAAATTGTACCGTTCTGAGATTTGAATAAACTACCACCAAGATACTGCTTAGAAACTACTACATTTTGAACATCAGGTAATTGTGTTGTTTTGACTGATTTTTCACCCATTGTTGCACACCACATTGTATACTTATCAGTTGATGCTGATATAAACACTAATGCAAATTCCTCTCCTTGTGGTAAGTATACTGGGGATGGAAATCTAAATGTAGTCGGTACAGAGGCATCATTTGAGACATTAATATCTTCTGGATTTACAACAATTTCACAGAAATCCTGTACTAAGTTCTCAGTTGGAGCTCCAAACCCCATAGTTCTTAATTGAACTGTTAATTTAGCATTTGGGTCTTTAGATGCAAAATAAACATCAAATGAGGTTAAAAATGCACCTGTTTCATCAACTGTAAATGATTGACATAATGGATCTCTTCCACCTGACTTTTTCCAAGATTTTCCTTTTCCACCTTTCTTTCCTTTAGATTTTCTTCTCCTCTTCGCCATTGCTTTTGCTTTGGCTTGTCCTCTTGCTCTCTGCTGTCTTCTTCTTTTCACTCTACCCCATCCACCACCTCTTCTGGTAGAAGTAGTTCTTTCTCCAGTTACTTCCTCAGTAGATGATACTTCAGTGCTAACAGTCACAGTAACTTCATTTTCTTTTACTGGTGGACGAGGTGGATTTCTTACTTGAACTATAAAATCTCTTTGAGTTAAAACTGTTCCAGTTCCAAGGAAAGTTCCAGTAGAACTACTTAACATTGCCAAATCTCCAGGTAATGGAATAGATCCATCAGGAGTTGAAGTTACTTTAAATGATTTTGTTCCTGTTGTGAATAAAGTAGGTGGTTTTGGTGTTTTATTTGCATTTCTAAAGAAGAATGCTCCAATTAAATCTCCCCAATTATCTGAAAATAGTGTAGTATTAATTACTGTCGCTACAGCACCACTTGATTTACCAGTTAGTTTTGCACCTTTAATAAGGTATCCAAAATATTTTTCATTATTAGCAAGTCCAATTATATCAGTATTAAATAATTTTGATGTTGCAGAATAAGTTGCTGATGGTGCTGGTCTTGTGCGATCATATGGATCAATGATATATTTTTCTACACTTACCGAAGGTGATCCTAATGATGATTGAACTTCTGGTCTATTTTCATCACCATACTTATGATTTGGTTCTTGAGATCTAATTAAACCTATTTCTTTTCCATTTAATTCAACCTTGACATCTTCAAATATAGAAAATGTACCAGAGTTCATTTCAATCTCAGTTAATTTAGGAACTATATCTGGAACACCACTATCTAAGAAATGATAGTGTTTTGTGAGTGGTTTCAAACCACTAGCATAGAAAGCAACGTTTCTAGATCTCATAAATGGATCTACAATACTTGATACCTTTGTACTTTCAACATAATCTTTTTCCTCTGATGGACCAACTAATTTGTTTGAAAAACTTTTTTCAATCCTGCGAGTAACCTGTGTACTACTAGTCGCTTTTCTTAATGTTTTAGTTTTGGTATAAGTAGTTCTACCACTGCGGCTGGTAGATGTACGGGTATATTGTCTTCCCCTAGTAGTAGTTGTCTTACCTCTAGTTTTTGTATCTGAAACTACATTCGTACTTTCGACCCATCTCGCACCAGTTGATTCTATTCTTGCATTATTAACATATATCGTTCTTGTCCAATTATCAGAAGGAGGATCTAATATTACTAAACCTGAAAAAGCAACCACATTAAATGGGTTAACATTTTCAACTGATGTTGCTTGAGGTTGTTCAATCCAATCTATTTCTTCATAGTCTAATGTAATTAAGTCTCCAGTTTTTTTACAATTTGAATCTAAAAGTTGCAAATTAGAATTCATATCAGCAGTTTTAACATCAATTCCAGTATTCAATGCAAGTTCAGGATTCATTGACCAAAAATCAACTGCAGAAATTAACTCTTTATTATCTACATCAACATCGCATTTTGAACCACCTTCAGGATTAAAATCAATAAAATCTCTATTTTTAAAATTGTTTACAACAAAACCAGTTTTAAATCTGTTTAAACCATTTGCATCTTTAACTGAGAATGATTTTGTATCTAATTCTAATTGACTTAGTGATGTTATTTGCTCTAAATTTTCAATTCTTTGTTCAAGTGCTCCAATGTCACGCATTGTAAATCTACGATTATCTTTTAATCTAATCTCCGCATCTCTTATATCATACAAATATGGTGGTAAAATTATTGTTGCAATTTCCATTGCATCACTATTACTTGAAGGTTCAGTAGGATTTTCTGCTGGCTCTCCTAGAAATACCTCCATACCTTCATCATAATCCATAAGTAACTTATCAATTCTACCAAGATAATGATTAAGACCAAGTAATGCACTTTCATTTGGAGTGATTACATATGGATTTGTTGATTCAAAAGCTCTGCTTGTAAATGCAAATGGTGAAGCTCCACCACCAGAATAAACATATGGTGATACTCTAGGTCGATAATCAAGAATATCTGATGCTTGTATTCCAGATATATCGGGAAGATCTTTAGTGTATCTTTCTGGTGAATATGAATTAACTGTGAAGAAATCACCAGAATTTCCGCTTGCCACTTGATATTGATCAAATACAATTAAAAGTTTTTTGGATGGAACTGCAGAATGAGCATTTCTAATAATTCTAGAATAATCACAGTATTGATCCTTATGACCTTTATCTAATGAATAATTACTTGTTCTATCAACAAAGTTACCAATAGTTACTCCCTGTAAAACAGTCTCTACAGATGACTCACTAAATTTAACAATTTCTCCAATTGTAAATGCACTGTCATTTAAATATACAAAATCAACAGTATTTGAAGTTCGACTTACAATTTGTCCAATCGCACGACTTTCTTGACCTTTTATTTGCTCTCCAACTATAGTGCTTGCATTTAATGCTAAACCAGATACAAATGTTAGTTTATCTAAAACTGGTGTATTTGTATCTTTAGATTCATAAACAGCATGCACCTTAACAACATCTGGAACATTTAATGATATTTCTTCATCTTCAACTCTCAATCCATAACCTCTACTCTGAGCTAATCCATTAAATGGAGTTGCAACTCCTTGAGTTCTTGTTACTTCAAGTGTTTGACTCCTTAAATAATCTTTTGATTTACTTGTGATTCCAAGTTTTTTGAGTGTTACATTAACAGTCGCATTTTGGTTATTTTTAGATAAACCACTAAATGTGATTGTATTTGCATTATTTGTAATTGTAACTTGATCTCCTGTCAGTTTTTCTGTTGTACCGTCACTATAATGAATTGAATATCTCTCTGTATCATACGGTTCAAAGAAAACACTTGTGATTCCAACTGAAGTTGTTAATCCAACTGATGAGTTAAAAGTTATCGCATTACCACTTATATTAGTTGCACCACCAGTTATTTGTTTTGAAATAGTTAAGTCAGAAGTTCCAAAATCAACAAGTGAAACATCTGATTTTGGTAATTCAGCATAAATTCCAGATTTTTCAAGATTTAGAACTTTAGGAACTTTAACTCTGAATGGAGAAGTTGTTGTTTTATTTGTTGGTGCTGTACCACCTATATTGACACCAGTAACAGTTGTCGTTGCTGCTAATGTTAGTGTTTTACCTTCAGCTGATATGCCAGTGACCTCATTGAAATTAGGAGTGCTAGATTCTCCATTGAATGATATAATTGAACCTGTTTGTATACCTACTTTACCTGCAAAATTACGATTTACTGCTGTTGCAGCAGTTCCTACAATATTAATTTGATCAGTTAAAGAAAAACCAGGCAATACACGGTCATATAGTACTGTATCAGCACTGAAATCAGATAATAATCCAGCATCGATTCCATTCGCATCTTGAAATACTGATTTTACATCATCAATTGTGTATGTTACTATTTCTTTTATAGATGGTTTCTCATATCCACTTAATCTTTCATTAATTACTAATTGTTCTCCAGCAATAAATGTTCCTGTTGTTTGAGATACTACTATTTCATGAGATCCTGTAGAACCACCATTTTTAGCAGCAAAACCTTCAGCACCACTTGAAAGACCTCTGATTTTCATTCCTTTGACTACACCTGATGCTGTAAATGCAGTACACTTTAATACAGTAAATGTTTGAATATCATAAAGGTATAGATCGAAACTAGATGCTGCATCTTTGTAAGTATCATCAGTCAAAGAATAAAAGTAAACTCTTGCTTCACCTACTTGTGGTAATACTGCAGCGTTACTACCTGCTTTTCTCTTTCCTTGTAGTTGAATTATATTTCCTGTTGTTCCTCCAATACTAACAACAGGAGCTCCTTGGGCATTGTTTACTCTGATTAAACTTCCCATTTCAAAAGGAACTGATATCCCTTGAATATTTTGAGTATCTCTTGGTTTATCAACATCTAAAATAGTTGTACCAGATACTTCTACGTCAAATCCTT